AAAATGCCAGAAGCAGATGTATCACTTACTGAAGATTTTTTGCCAATAACTGATGAGTTATAACGCTGCACTAGCTGATCTCCTCGTAGCTGCAAACAGCCTCAAGATCAGAGGCGGCGTTGGCAGTAAGCCTAAGAGAGTCACCTTCTTCTAAGTAAATAGCTTTAGCTAAAACGTCTAAAGTTGCATCGGCTGGAACTACTACAGTTTTAGCAACGTGATAAGCAGTGCTAGACCTATATAAATCTACTGTAATTTCTGCGTTGCTAGTGCCATCAACATTGCTCACATACAGCGCATTTACTTTTAACACTTTGCCAGAAGAAGCTGAGTTTGTAACGATTGCCGTTGCAGAAGTGCCAACTGCTTGCACCGCCGTTTTACCAGTAATGGTAGCGACATCTACTATGTTAGGTGCTGTCATATTTTAACCTCCAAATACGATAGCCATAGCAATCGCCTTTCCTGTTGTTACGCCACTACTAGCCGCACCGTGATTAACAATAGAAACTTCATCATTAGCCACCAAAGTCATCACAACGCTTGTGCCATTCGTAGCTGTATAACCCGATACTGGCTGCAAAACGCCGTTCACATAAACTGCTAATTTACCTACCTGATAGGCTGGCAATGCTGGGGTGCTAGAAGCATCAAACGTGTTAGAGCCAGCCGAAGCAGTGTAGCTAGTAACGCTGTAGTTTGTTGCATCCGCTGCACTAGAGCCACCACTAGCCGTAACAACGCCACTTCCATCTATGCTAAGACCTGTGCCAATCTTAATCCCGCCAAGCGTCGAGCCAGAAGCAGTAGGCAAAGTGTAGTTGTTAGCGCTGGTAGCTACACCATCAAGTTTTGTCTTGTCGGCTGATGACATAAGGCCATCGGCTGATGTTGTGGCGTTGGAGTAGGTTGTACCACCCATAGATACAGCGCCACCCATACCGCTGTGATTAGCGCAGTAGTAGTATAATGCTGGGGCGTCTTGCTCTAGCTTGACCTCAATAATAGCACCCGCACTACCCGCCGTACCTATACTCGTAATGCCTGTAGTGAACTGAGTTCCGCTGTTGTGAGTGCCATCTGAGGTGGTACTAAAGCGTAGCGGGTGACTAGCATTTGTGCTATCAGAAACATCAAAGCGGTAGGTAACAGACGGCACTAAAGTAATCGTTTGATTAGCAGTACCATCAATAAGGTAGTTGCCACCCGATACAGTAACCGTAATGTCAGCATAAAGCAGATCAAGATCATCTGCAGAAGCACTGATAAAGACCTTGGCACTACCAGATAAACTAAGTAACTGACCAGTGCTAGAGCTAGTCAAAGTCCTAGAGGTTAAGCTAGGGCCACTACTACCGTATACTGCAGTTCCTACTTCCCAAGCACTACCTTCTTCAATCACATAACGTAGAGTATGTCCATTTAAAGAAGTAGGCACTACTTGAAACCCAGACTCCGCAGAGCCTAAGCTTATAGTAGTACCTTGACCAGTAGTAGGTGTACTGACTTTTACACGATCAGCAAACTTTGCCATAAGTAGCCCTAACTATTTAGGTAAGACGAATAACAGCGTTTGTAGCATCGGCTGTCGGGAACTGTACAGTAAGTGTACCAGAGGTTGCACTAACAGTACCACCAAAGTCAAATACTGCAATAGCTTTGTTTGACTGAGAAGAGTTGTAAATAATACAACCATCTGCAGAAACTGTTACGTTGCTGAAAGCTTCATCAGCAAAGTCAACAAAAGCTGTAGTTCCAGAAAGTGTAATAACAGGTGAGTCTAGAGTTCCACCGCCAGCAGGGTAACCACCAGAAGTGGAAGCTTCATCTGAGTTACCTGTAACGTCAGAGTAGTTAGTAGTTGCAGCACCATAGGTGCCTGTAGGAGTAGCTTTGATTAAAGCTAACTTTAAAGTATCCGTATCAAGATCGTGAACACCTCCAAGCAATTCTTCCTTGAAAGTGCTGCACATTGCTGTAGTGATTGCCATAAGAGGTATCCTTTTTCAATGCAAATCTAAGAAAAAGAGTAGGCCACAGTTAAGCAGCCTACCCTCTAACTATTTAAGCAGCGTTGTATACTGCAGTTACCAGAGCCTCTGGACGTAGAATTTTACGCCCGTAAAGGTGCATACCGCGCACGATGTCAGCGAATGAATCGGGATCACGATAAGTCTCAACTTTGTTGAGTTGCTGTGCAGTTGCAACAGCGGAGTCGTGTCCAGCTACAATAACGCCATAGTTATCGTCCTGTGCAGTAGTACCTGTGGTTCCGGGGCCAGTTCCCTTCGCAGGAAGGTTGTTTGACTGGTAAATACGGAAACCGTGAAGATTGTTAAGTACCAGACCGTTTTGCAGTCCTGCACCACCGAAGTCAGCGTTCAATACGCGAGAATCTTCGTCTTTCAACATTTCCATAAATACGGCGTCAACACAGAGCCAACGACCACGAGTATCAACATTAGCCTGATCCATAATGCGACCCATACGGGCTACAACTTGGAGAGGTGTTGCTGTGGTAGCTGATGCTGCAGTTGCACCACCAAAGCGAGGAGCCAACGGAATTGAGTCACCAGTTGTACCTGCAGAGGCTGCAGTAGTGATGTTTCCGAAGTCTGACATATCCAACTTATTAGCAGTCAGAAGTTCACCTGTCAGGTCACCCGATGTTTGGTGTGAAGCAGTACCACTTACAGTACTAATTACCGCACCTGCAGTAGAGTAACCAGACATATATGACAATACGTCAGCATCCATAGCGTCAGCCATTTTATATGCTGCACGATCAGATGACAAGCGCATAAAGTCGTGATGTGCTTGCTGCTCTTCGATATCGTCAAGCTTGAAGGCAAAATAATTGGCTTTGTCGATAGTCAACTGAAAGTCATTGTCAACGAGGTCTTGTGCCGAAACGGTTGTACCACGTAGCAAAGCATTCACAGTGATATCAGGCTCCTTAAGAATACGCACTGTATCCCCTTGGTTCGCAATCTCACCAAAATATTCTGAGTTAGTAATTGCATTTACAGTAGCAGCCTTGCGAAACGCAATTTGTGCTTGCTTTGAGTAAATGACGCTGGAGAATACTCCGTTGTCAAGGTTTGAATAGCCAGAAGCTTTTCCAAATGCAGCCATAATTAATCTCCTTATAGATATGACCGTTGAGTTTTACAGATCCATATCCACAACAGAGGCCAAATCTTATTTAGGTAGCTTATTATTAAGGTATGCCTACCGTATCTAATAAGGGCTAAACGTGTCTGGGTAGTCTTTTAGTGGCTAGAGTCTTAGTTTAAATACACATTTTAAGTGCACACTACACAAGTTATACTAAACTTGCAGCTATTGTCAATAGTTATTTTGACAAATCGTAAATAAATTTACCTGATTTCTGAGCTTCGTGTATTTCTTCGTGATGTTTTTCAAACTCTTTGTCACTCATTTTAGCAACATTTGATTCACGCCAGAAGTTTTTACTCTCATCATCGTTTACAGTTGTTCTACCTTTAGTCTTAACAGAAGAGGCAGCGGCCTTATCTGAACTATTAGTAGACTTAGCCTTAATACCCTTGTGTGACTTATAGAGATCAATAGCTACAGCTACAGATTTAGCATCCTCTGAGTTTTCATACAAAGCATCTTGTACAACTTTAGGTTGTTTCTCTGCCCAGTTGTGAAACTCGTCTGAGGAGCGAATCTCTTCAAAGTCAGGGTGTAAAGACATAAGCTCCGCTTCAGCTTTCTCTTTCTTAGCTTGAGTACGTAGCTCTTCTATTTCTTGGAGTCGCATGTCCAAGGAAGAAGCTTTTTCAGCAGCTTTATTTTCTGCAATAGCTTCGACAATACCCGCAACATCAGGGTACTTAGCTGTCCAAGCCTCAATCTCTTCCTTAGATTTGGGAAGAACCAGTTCATTCTTAGAAGCTTTTTCAAGTTGTCCTTGTAGCTTTTCAAACTTTTCATTCCAATCTTTTTCCTTGTTCTGTAAAAGCTTACGTATATCACCGTATCGCTTTTTAAAAGATTTCTCTTCAGCGCTTAGTCCATCTGTTCCTGCATCATCCGTTTCGGACTCTTTGGATTCCACTGACCGTGCTTCTTTTTGTTCCGTATTACTCTCATCTGAAACTTGGGTGTCCTCAACGCTTTCGCTATCGGGTTCCTGATTATCTTTTGCTTCTTCATCGCCCTGTTCACCTTTTAACAGTGCATCTAGTTCACGTTGCTCTTTTTCAAGAAGTTCTTTGTTACGCTCGTGTGCATAACTGTCAGCTTTAATAATAGTTTGTTCTGTCATAGACATATTGTAGTTCCTTTATGTTGGGGCCAGCATATTGCCGGGTAGCCTTATTATTTCTTCTTTTTCTTCTTATCTTTCTTGAGCATTAAACCACCTTCTGCTCTATTACCTCCTGCGTAAACAGACCCACTAGTTACACTTCCTTGAAAACCGCCAGACTGACCTTCATCTTTAGTTTCTTTATCCAATCTATCCCTCATCGCATCAGCCGCACTATAATTATCGTCATCACCACCATCATTATTACTTGGTGCAGTAACAGTTGGTTTCTCAACAGGTTTTCTTCGTTTACCAGAAATAGATGCATCTAGACCTAACTTATTACCCTCTATGTCAGTAGCCTGTATTCCCGGTTGCCCGTCAAATCCAAGTAAATCCCCTAAGAATGTGTCAGCAAATCCGACTTGTTCATCCCCAGACGTATCCTGTAGACCCTCAGTTAAAGTCCTCTGACCACCAAAAAACCTAGAACCTGTATCTTCTGTGTCTGCAGTTTTATCAAAAATCTTTCCTAACTGAGTTATTTGACTTTCCGTTAGATCTGTACCGTCAGCATTTTTACCACTAGCTAACCTACTAGCAACCTCAGAGTTAACCTTTGCTGCTCTAGCTTCTCTAGTCATTCTCATTACTTGAGTAAGAACAGGCCCAGTACCATAACCCACTATTTCTTCAAGAGTACCCATAGTTGTAGCCTTGTCACCTATTTTTTCAAGCTCGTCTTCAGAGAGTTTACTTAAATCAACAGCCTCTGGTGCGTTACTAGGATCACCAAACTGTGGGTCACTGTCATCACCCCTTGGTACTTCAAGTGCTTTTTCAGATCTAGCGCCAACCTCAGTGTATCCTGCAGGAATAGGTGACATAGGTTTACCATCAACAAAACGAATAGTAATAGTTAAACCTGCCTCGTTTTCAAAGGTCTTCCATTCCTGCGCTGGGCCACCAGAACCCATAAAGGAAGCAGGAAACTTTGCCTCTAAAGCATCTCTGTCTAGAAAACCACCCTCGTTCATCTGTACAGGCTCTTCTTCTACTTGTAGTTCAGATACGTCAAACGGCAGAGAGTTTTCCTCTGGTACAGGTTGACCACCAATACGCCCATTAGCTTCCATATCTTCAAAGCCCATCTTAGCTTGATTACGTAGATCTTCAAAGAACTTAACACCGTAGTACCGTACTACATCAGCGGGTACGACATACTCACCCTCACTAAGCCTTGCATCAATGTCATCACGTACCTCTTCTGGAAGAGATCCCGGTGGCACTTCATTACCTGATACGGGGTCTACCTCTTCTACAGAGCCGCC